GATGAATCACGGCTATGTCGCCAGCCGGGGGATTCGCGCCTTGCCGGGCAATGGCACCGTCGGCGCTCGTAACCACGGGTACGCCCAAGGCAAAGGGCATCTGACCTTGCCGGGGGTCGCCACGGTCAATGCCCATAATCATAGCTACGTCAAAGCAACGGGCTACGAAGAGGATGAAATGGCGATGGTATTGCTGTTACTTGCTGCATAGGAGCGCCTAGCTTGATTGAACTCAACATTGAAGGACTGGCCGAGGTACAAGCGGCCTTCCAGCGTCTGGTACCGGAAACGCAGCAACAAGTCCTGAACGGCATGGCGCAAGTCGCGTATGACACCGCGCAACGCCAGGCCGATACCCATACCCAGACCGGAGCCATGGCCCGATCATTGCAGCTGCGACCAGAGGGTGAATCCGCCTGGGTGATTGACCACGATTTGCAAGCGGCTCCGCACGCGCTGTTCACTCACTGGGGGACGCGCCCGCACATCATCAAGCCCAAAGACAAGAAGATGCTGCGCTTTCCGGCGGGGCAAGGCGGCGGGACACACTTCGTGTTCGCCCGCTTCGTGAAGCATCCCGGGTTCAAAGGCGATCCTTGGCTAGTACAAGCCGCCGATGAAGCCGTCAAACAGTTCGACGCCATCGTGCGCCGCGTGAATCTGGAGTCCTGATATGGCCCTGACCCTGACCTACCACGATAGCTATTTGACCCCGCTGTTGACCGAGGAGCGGGAAGCCCGCGCCCTGGTTGACGTGGCCGAACTGGGCACCTTCCCCGCGCCCTGGCCGGACAAGCTGACCGTGTTGCGCGCCTATGTGCTGTGCTGCCTGGAATCGAATGCCACCGGCGAGGATGTGTTCAGTCTCAAACTCAAGCAGTACCAGGCGGAATTCAAAGAGGCGCTCAAGCAGGCGCGGCTAGTGGCCGAGGTTCCAGCGATTGCGCATCTGCCCTTGTCGATTCCGCTGGAGCGTGGCTGATGACCCCGATGAACGCCCTGACCCTGATGAAAACCACCCTGGCGACCGTGCCCGGTGCGGTCTCCTGTCGTATTGGCCTGGAAGCGGCGATTACGCCCGATGACTACCCGCTGATTCGCATCGTCCCGACCCGGCTATTGCCCCAGGAGGTGGGGCAGGCGCGGCGACAAATGGACGTGCTGATCTATTTCGGTGCGCCGGTGCTGGAGGCCAGTGACGGGCTGGAAGCGGTCTACAGTACGCTCTTGACGATGGAGACCGCGATTAAGGAACTGATGACCCTGACCGTGGTGAAGGCGGCGCGGGATACCGGGGAGTACCTGAAAACCCAGTACATCGAGACGGTCACCGATGAAGACCGCTTGCCGCACTACAAGCTGTTCGCTATGAGGTGGCGGGTGGAGGGGTAGGCGGTTCGTTGTGTACCCAAACCTGATCGCCGGTTTGTGGGTCAACATGATTCAACACAGGTTTGCACCAGCACTGTTCCGTAGTTTCATGCTCTCGGCGTTCAGCAACAGGCGTGGCGTTGCCGATGATGACGGGGTTGTTCATGCGGCTGGCGGCGCAACCGGCTCACGCTCCCCCACCCTCCGCCACTTGTACAGATCATCCTTGCCCTGATTATAAATCCCCTCCATCGACTCGCCATCTTCCAGAATGCGCCGGCGCTTCTCCCAACTTCCGGCCACATCCCGCGCTTCTTTCGCCGGTAGCGATTGCAGAAACGCCCGCTCGGCATCGGGATTGAAGTGCGGCTTGAGTTTGGGCGACAGCGCAATCATCGGCGACAGCAGGCAGTAGCAGTGCGGATGAAAAGGCGGCTTCGGCGCGTCGGCTTTGGGGTACACGCCCGGCCCCAGTCCGTAAGCGTCCAGCTTGGCGTGAAGGTCGCAAATGTCGGTCTTCGGATGTTTGCTGCTCAGGCGCAACTGCACATACTCAACCCGATCCTGTTCCATCAAATCCCGCGCTTGCTGATCGGTATAGTTGCGGTGCAATTCCGTTCGGGCGATGCGGTTGGCAAAGTACCGGTTGCGTTCGTAGAAGGCGATACGGAGTTGCTTCTCAATCGCGTCCATGCCAGCCCCCGCTTCCGCCCGGCGAATGGCTTCCAGATAGGCGGCCCGCAATGCCGGGGTCTTCAAGCGGGCCGCTTTGAACTTGTCAAACTCGACTTGCAGGTATTTGGGTAGGGGCTTGATGATGTCCAGCGGATCCTGTTGGAAGTCATAGCCCTCATACAGCGTCTTACGGAGTTCCTGGGCGGAATGTAGTCCCTTCATGTGCTGATCAATGATCTGGCGCGTGGTGGCGCTCACCTGCTGGGCGTTGGCGTACAGCCGCTGACTCAGATTCACCCCGCCCACCGGCCAGGCTTTCAATGTCTTCTCGCCCAGACTGGATTCCAGCACCGCACTAAACGCCTCGCGAAAGCCGGTCAGGGTATCGGCGTTGAACTCGCGCATGATCTGGTCAATCGCCGAACGCGGCGTACTGCCCTGACGAATCTTCTCCAGCAGCTTAGCGAACGCCTGTCCGGCGGCTTGCTGCACTGCTGCATCCGACTGGGCAATGATGGACTGGTAGCGGTCGTAGGAGATCATGGGTTATTACGGTTTTCTAATCCTTCCTTGATGACGTAATCGTCAAAATACCTAATAAAACTGCGCATGTTAGTTTCATCAAGATGCGTAATTATATTTGCAATAATCATGCAAACACAATTAGCCGCCACCTCTACCTCAAAAAGTCCATGTTTATCCGCATAACGATAAGCCACGTTCATCATATTATTTGCGACCACCTCATAGTCTTTCGGCCCCGGATCAAAAGCCTTCCTGCTGGTTATGTGTTTTGATAACCGTCTAATCATTTCTTAATTCCTCTCTCGTTAAAAATCGGCAGCAACGGCAAATTCGGCGGCTTGGGGCGTGGGCCTTTGGTGCGCTGTAACAACCCGCTGAGACTGCGCACGGGTGCGGGTGGCGGCTTGCGAATCCGGGCAGTGGGTTTCATAAACCCGCCACCTGCAAGCCAATCGGCCCTGAACTCATCATCCCCAACGCCTGAAAGCTGTAGGCCAAAGCATCGCAACCGTCATCATGTTTGCCGACCGGAAAGCTGAGCAGTTCGTCCTCAAACCAGCCCGGCAGGCCGGGATCGTGATAGACCAGCCCCTGTTCATAGCGGGCCACCAGCGGCAGGAACCGGGTCAGTTTATCCTTGTCCGGTTTCACCCCGCGCACGGGCAGTTTCGTCGTGCGTAGCAGCTCCTGCACCACCGCCGCCTGATACTGGACGCTTTCAATGGCAATCACGGTCGGGTTCCACTTCGCCGCCATCTGCTGAATAAACTGCAGCACCTGATGAAACGGCGCTCGCAACCGTTGCGCATCCCGAACGTAAATCAGCCCGTCCTTATCACGGCTTAGGGCGACAATGGCGCTGTAATCGGCATCCTGTTTCGTACTCAGCGCCAAGTCCACGCCCAGTACCACGGGCAAGCCTTTGGGCACCGTCCCGACTTTCAGCCACTCCCGTTTCAACGCCGCGCCCTGGGCATCGACAAACTGCGCCAGCACTTCCTGCTGGTACATCAGGCTCGGCATGTCCTTCTGCATGGCCTCAATTTCGCTGGGGCGGATGTAGGGATTCGATGCGGTCGGCATTTGCCACCGCGCCCAATCGGGATCGTCGGCGGCGCGGTCGAAAAGGGTTTTGAAGTAGTTGCCGCCCTTGGGAGTCGAAAGAAACCACGCTTTGCCCTGCAAGTCCGCCAAGGTCGGGCGAATGGCGGCAGTCCACGCCTCTTCCAGATTCCGCGCCATGGCGGCCTCGTCAATGATGACCAAGGCGTATTTGCGGGAGCGCCCGGCGTCCGGGGTGTCCAGCGTCCAGAAGTCAATCGTGCCGCCGGTAATCAGTTCCAGACGATGCTGCTGGGTATTGGTGGCGGTAATCACCGGAGCGAGGATGCGCCTGGCTTCTCTGAATACTTCTTCCAGCAACTTGTACTGCGGGGCAAACCAGCCGACCGGTGCACCCTCAAGAGTCATGCCGGGCGAGAGCATCAAGTCAATCCCGAACTTCGTCTTTCCCCATCGTCTCCCTTGACACGCCACGTTGAACCGGCGCTGTTCAGCGGCCAGTTGCTTTTGCCCAGCATGGCGCGGCCAGAGGGTGATGTTCAGGTCAGGCATGGATGCGCGTCGGGGTCTTGCCGGTGTGAGTCGCCCATCGTTCTAAGGCGACGGCGACATAGCCAGGGGATATTTCTATCGCCCGACATTTCCGCTGGAGGTTTTCGCAGGCGATGATTGTGGTGCCGGAACCGGAGAAGGGCTCGTAGATCGTCTCGCCTTCCTCGCTGGTGCGCTTCATCAGCCATTCCCAAAAACCAATCGGCTTTGAGCAGGGATGTCCTAACTTCTCGGAGGATTCTGTATGCACAATGGCGTCAGGATGCCTGCCTTTGCCCTTGGCTAATTTTGGGTCTTTGCCATAACAAAGAATCGGCTGCCAGCAACAAAAGCCCCATGGGCCGCGCCCAGTTCCCGCAGGAACAAACCAGGCCATTCTCCATGTTGATTCAGGGTATTTGAGTTGGTTGGCATTCCCCGGCGTCAATACCACAACAGGCGCGGTATTCTTCGCAAGCGGGAAAAATCCAGCAATCAGCTTAATCAGATTTTCTTTTGAATCGTCGTATTCGTCATAGTTATTTTTGTCGCTATTAGTGTCGGCAATCCCGTAAGGCGGATCGGTCAGGCACAAATCCGCCATCTCCCCGCCCATCACCCGCTCCACGTCTTCGGCCTTGGTACTGTCACCACACAGCAGCCGGTGATCCCCAAGCGCCCAAAGGTCGCCGGGCTTAACGTCCCACTTCTTGCGCAGCTCCTCGGCCCGGTCGA